GTCTCTCCTTTTTGCTTTCAGTATATCAACTGGCGTACTGAACTAAGTAGCAAAATAACAGCAATGAATAATATAATCAAAAATGTTGAAATCACAAAAACAAATTTGAAGGTTGCTGCTAATTCTGATTTTCGATGGGCCTGGGACTTGCCGACAATACCTGGCTATTATCCGTTAGAGGTTTTAACATGGAATTTTCATGGCGATTACGATCTTTGGTTAAATGTATCTACGGCTGCAAGATATTCTACAAGTAATCAATTTGGGATTGAAGGACACAACTTCGGAAACGGAACCGCAACGGTTACATTGTTCGTTCATATTTTGTATGTTAAAAATGGATTTTGTTCATATGTAAAGGCATAATTATTTCCATTTTCCCAAATAAGATGTTTGCCTGCACATTATACCTCCCTGCTTTAGGTGCATAAGCAGGGAATTTACAGTACGAATATTCAGTGTTTTTATAACTTTATTTTCCCATACGAATAATATTTAGCCTACATCCACCAGAAACCTGTATAACGTTTCCGGAGTTTTGCAGAACAGTAAACCGTATTTTATCTCCAGCGTTGATTTCATTTAGAAACATAAAATCGGCACCATTATAAGGTCCTATGAGTTTAGACTGTCTTGACTGCTCCACATTGTTTCTTTCCAATTTTGCGTATAGACTCAATTGTTTTGCAACTCCTTGTTGGAAGTTCATATACGCATGAATTAGATATATACCATCTTGCGGAACTGTAAAAGTATGCTTGTAATTCGTAGCATCATAATTATGCACAAGTCCTATATTGTCAAGAATCTTTTTACTGAAATCAGTTCCTTGAAATTCCGAGTTGCTTGGTGCGATATTGTATGCACCATTATTCATGTACACAGCCGTTTTTACTAAATTGCTATTTAGTTCAGAATCCCTCTAAAAAGAAGAAAGGGGCAAACAGAAAAATGAAAATCACATTCAATGATGGTCAGGAACTGCAGATCCAGCAGGTCACTGAGCAGACGGATGGCGCACTTCTGATCAAGACCATTTCAGCACACGAGGATCAGCTGAAGACTTTATTCTCTGATCAGACAACAACTAAGAGAATGTCTGTGAGCGAACGGGATGCAGATACCGTTGTGTATGAAAACTACACAAAGCTCGATGCAATCGTGAAGTACACGGCCGGCATTCTTGGTGTGTTAATGTACCGGGAAGGAGAAGATCCGGACAGCCGGATAGCAGCTCTGGAGGCAAGACTTAAAGAGGCAGAAGAGAAAAATACAGACCTGCAGTCAAGAGTCGAAAAAGCGGAGGAGGAAAATGAAATGCTCAAAGGATGCATTCTGGAAATGTCTGAAACGGTATATCAGTAAAACGATAATTGTATTAACCATTTTATTCATATTATTACAAATTTCAGGAGGAAAAGAAATGATGGCAATGTTATGGGCACAGCAGATTATGTTAGGAAAGAAAACTTATTCACAGGTACCGAGACTTTTAAAGGACAAGGTAAAAGAGGTCCTGATTGATTCCGGAGCAGAAGATCTGGTAACAGAAGACAAGCAGTAGAGGTGAAGCGTAGATGGCAGTAAAAACAGCTCAATATATATTTAATGGTCAGGCATACAATCTGACCTATAATTCGACCTCCGGGAAATGGGAAGCTACGGTTACATCTCCAAGTAAATCGAGCTACAATCAGCCGGATCATGTTCTTGGCGGAACAGTAAAGGCTACGGATGTGGCCGGCAATACTACCACGGTGGATCAGAGTCATGCTACTCTCGGCGCACCACTTAAACTTCGCGTAAAAGAAAAGACAGCACCGACTATTACGATCACGGCACCGTCTGCAGGAGCGTATATCACAAATACAACTCCGACAATCGAATTCCAGGTAAAAGATGCGGATTCAGGGGTTAATGCAGGAACAATCGCAGTCACAGTTGATGGTACAGCCGTATCGACGGTAACAAAGACTGCTATTGACGGTGGATATAAGTGCACATGCACATCACCGACGTTAAAAGATGGATCGCATACGATTTCGGTCAAGGCATCCGACAACGATGGTAATGCAGCTGCAGCTAAGACAGCAACATTTACAGTTGATACAGTGCCTCCGACACTGCAGATCACGGCTCCATCAAATGACCTTGTAACCAATAAGAAGACAGTGACGATAACCGGTAAAACGGATGATGTTACATCTAAGCCAGTGACGGTAACGGTAAATGGAGCAACCGTAACAGTTGGAACAGATGGAACATTTACGAAAGAAGTGACTCTTGTTGAGGGTGCAAATACCATCACGATCGTGGCGAAAGACAAAGCCGGAAAGACTACTACAGTCACACGTAAGGTTACTGTCGATACGTCAGCTCCGGTGATTAAGTCAATCACTCTTACTCCGAACCCAGTAGACTGTGGAAAGACATTCATTATCGCTGTTGAAATTACAGACTAGGCGGTGAGCCTATGATAGTAAAGGTAAGCGGTAAGATAGACGGAAAAGAAGTAATATTTGAAAGAGCTGAAGGGGACCAGTGGAATGTCGCGGTCCCTTATGATTTGGATGGAATGTATGTGGTGGAATTGACGGCAGAAAACGATGCTGGCAATATTGCATACTGCACGAAGATGCTGTTGATCGTTGATCCAGCTACTCTATGCGTAAGACTTGTTCCACTTGATTATATGGTGGAAGTTGTTCCGGAAGACTGTAAGGTTACAGTTATTCCGGAAGATTACGCTGTAGAGGCAGTTCCGGAGCAGTATCAAGTTATCGCAGAGCCAGATCCGCTCTTTGTGGAGGTAATTTATCCGATACACGGAAGGGGGTGTTGTTGTGAACAAAATTAGATTTATCCTGGGCGAAGACAAGCACGTTAAGCTATTGGTGCGAAGTCCTAACGATGAGCCGTTTACGATTCTGACAGCATCTTATGAGCTGGCACGTTACACAGACATCGTGGTGCAAGGAGAGTGTGATATCAATGGTCATTATCTCGATTGCAAGATTGCTCCGAAAGAAAAAGGAACACACGTACTGGAAGTAACTTATACGGTTGCGGATTCGATCAGGAAGGCAAGGATAGAAGTAGAGGTGGTTTAATGCTTAAAATTACAGATGTGAAATTAAGTAAAAATACGGTTGCGACCGGGGAAAAATTTACGATTTCTGTACAGATCCAGGAAACGGTTGATTATCCGTATGACTATCCATACGATTATCCGATATCTTATACCGGAGCAGCAAAGCCGGTAAATTCATAAAGAAAGAATGAGGAATATGAAAGTGGAACAGGCAAACTATATCAAAGCAATTTTTACAGCAGTATTTGCTTTCCTGTCAGCGCTTCTTGGAGTGCTTGCAGTGCCGGTGATCCTGCTGGTGGTATGTAATCTGATTGATTATGCTACCGGACTTATGGCAAGCAAATACAGAGCACAGGATATCAATTCCTATAAAAGTATCAGAGGAATTTTCAAAAAGGTATCTATGTGGCTGCTGGTAGTTGTGGGAGCGATTATTGATGAAATGCTTCTATATGCATCAACTTCAATTGGTTGGAAGTCACCAGTCACATTTCTGGTGGCATGTGTCGTGGCAATGTGGCTGATCTGCAATGAGATTATCAGTATTTTAGAAAATATTCAGGACATGGGAGTGAATATTCCGGCATTTATGCAGCCGCTTGTGAAACACATCCGATCGCAGGTAGAAGATCAGGTGAAAGTGGATAATGATTCAGAGGGCGAATAATCGTCCTCTTTTTATTTGGAAGGAGAATGTATTATGGCAATGAATGGAATTGATATTGCAAGTTACCAGAGTGGAATCGACCTCAATGTGGTTCCATACGATTTTGTAATTATTAAGGCAACGGAGGGAACAGGCTACACAAATACAGACTTCGCCAGAGCTTATGCACAGGCGAGACATGCTGGAAAGTGCCTTGGTATTTACCATTATGCAAACGGTGGCAACGTTCAGGCAGAAGCGGATTACTTTCTGAACAAGGTTGGCGGTCGCTTGGGTGAAGCAATTCTCTGCCTTGACTGGGAGGGGAAGAATAACCCGGCGTTCGGTAGCTCTGACTTTGCATGGTGTAAATCGTGGCTTGACTATGTGTACCAGAAAACAGGTGTACGTCCGCTTTTGTACTGTTCGCAGTCTGTAGCCTATAAATTCAACAATATCGGAAACTATGGACTCTGGATTGCACAGTACGCAGACATGAACGCCACAGGCTATCAGGATAAGCCGTGGAATGAGGGAGCTTATACTTGTGTTATCCGGCAGTATAGCTCTTGTGGTAGATTGAATGGATGGGGCGGTAATCTCGATCTGGATAAATTCTACGGCGACAAGGATGCATGGAACAAGTACGCCGGAAAAGGAAACACAACCAAACCGGCAGAAACACCGAAACCGACAGTGAATACTCCGGGCGGATCCACGCTCAATCTGGTTGCTGGAGTCATGCAGGGCAAGTACGGTGATGGTGACAACCGCAAGAACGCCCTCGGAACACGGTATACGGAAGTGCAGAGCTTCATCGACCATATCTATTCTGCATCCGTAGATACACTGGTGAACGAAGTGAAAGCTGGTAAATATGGTAACGGTGACACAAGAAAGGTTGTTCTCGGTAGCCGGTATACGGAAGTACAGAACAAGATTAACGCTGCGTTTGCCAGAAAATCGAATGAGCAGATCGCACAGGAAGTTCTTGCCGGTAAATGGGGCAATGGAAACGACAGAAAGAATCGTCTATCAGCTGCCGGGTATGACTACAATACGATTCAGAATATCGTGAACGGTAAGTCAGGTGCTTCATCCGCACAGTATTACACCGTGCAGAGCGGAGATACGCTTTCCGGTATTGCAGCTAAATACGGCACGTCCTACCAGAAGGTTGCACAGCTCAATGGCTTATCCAATCCGAATCTGATTTATGTTGGTCAGAGACTGCGAGTGAAATAAATCACGGTTGACAGCACCAAACATGAGGACTTATAATTCCCTTAAAATAAGAAGAAATAACTTTATCGGTTGTGGCAAAATGGTTGACCCAATGGGGTTCTAAAGCACTTGGTGATCAGGGGTATTCTCCGTCGGAAATCCTCCGCTATTATTACGGAGATGATATTTACATCAATACCGCTGAAGAAATTTCAGGCATTCCGTCTTCATGGCCAGGGTATACCCTTTCCCAGGGCTCTTCTGGTACAAAAGTCCGGCAAATGCAGGAACAGCTAAATGTCATTGCCGGTGCATACCCGGCAATTCCGAAAATCACAGTTGACGGTATTTATGGTCCGGCAACAGCATCGTCCGTCAGAAAATTCCAGTCGGTGTTCGGGCTTCCGGTAACCGGAACTGTTGATTACCGTACATGGTATAAAATTTCCGAAATTTATGTAGGTGTATCCAGAATTGCAGAATTGTCCTGACTTGGATTTTATATTATGATCTAAGTTTTCTCCCAAAGTCTGCTTTTATGCAAAGAATACCAAATGCGTCATGCTTCAGTTTAAAATGTTTCATACTCATCTGGTGCAGATTACTGCAAAATAAAAAATGCTAAAATTAACAAAACCTCCCAGTGTAATCTGAATTTATTCTCCATATACTAGGAGCGTAACACAAAACAAAATGTTACAAAAAAGGAGGAAATGAATATGGCAAGTCGTTCATCAAACAGAGCAGCCGTGCCAGAAGCAAAAGGTGCACTGGACAAATTTAAATACGAGGTTGCAAGCGAACTGGGAGTACCGTTATCAGACGGGTACAACGGAGACTTAACTTCAAGACAGAACGGATCTGTCGGAGGTTATATGGTCAAGAAAATGATCGAAGAACAGGAAAAACAGATGTCCGGTCGATAGGACAGTCAGTGAAGGTATCACAGGCATTTCTGCCGGATACAAAAAGGGAATGTCTGATAAACAGGCACTCCCTTTTTCTCTGATCACTAAGCTGGAAATCGGACTTGAACCGACGACCCCTTCATTACGAGTGAAGTGCTCTACCGACTGAGCTATTCCAGCATTCGTACTGCTTTCGCAGTCACGAATTATATTATATCAAATTTTTGAATAAAAGCAACTCTTTTTTAAAAAAATTACACTTTAAAATAAACATAAAAAATAGGTATTGAAATCTGTAACCAGATATGGTAAACTTTTTACAATTTGAGAAAGTGTGGGCGCTCTGGAATTGAAAAGACTCCAAGAGTGCCCCTTTTTTGAGAATAAAAGAGTATTACGAAGGGATAAGGTGAACATATGAAAGCGTTTCTAATTTTAGAAGACGGAACTGTGTTTGAAGGCACAAGCATCGGCTCAACAAAAGATATGATTAGTGAGATTGTATTCAATACTTCAATGACTGGATACTTAGAGGTGCTGACAGACCCTTCTTACGCCGGACAGGCCGTTGTCATGACATATCCGCTGATCGGAAACTATGGTATTACACCGGATATGGAGTCCAAGAAGGCGTGGCCGGATGGTTATATTGTAAGAGAATTGTCCAGAATGCCAAGCAACTTCCGTTGTGAAGGTACAATTCAGGATTTCCTGAAAGAACAGGATATTCCGGGAATTGCAGGAATTGATACCAGAGCACTTACCAAAATCCTCCGCGAAAAGGGTACAATGAATGGTATGATCACAACGAATGAAAATTACAATCTGGACGAGGTACTTCCGAAACTTCATGCATACAAAGTAGGAGATGTAGTTTCCAAAGTAACTTGCAGTGAAAAATATGTCTTAGAAGGCAATGGACCAAAAGTTGCATTGATGGACTTTGGTGCTAAGAACAACATTGCAAGGTCTTTAAATGATCGTGGATGTGAAGTTACCGTTTACCCGGCAAATACACCTGCAGAAGAGATCATTTCCGCAAATCCGGACGGTATCATGCTGTCGAACGGACCTGGCGATCCGGCGGATTGCACTTCCATTATTAAAGAAATCAGAAAATTATACGACTCAGATATCCCGATCTTTGCAATCTGTCTGGGACATCAGCTGATGGCACTCGCCAACGGTGGTAAGACCTATAAGTTGAAATACGGACACAGGGGCGGAAATCATCCGGTAAAAGATCTGCAGACAGGAAGAGTTTATATTTCTTCCCAGAACCATGGTTATGCTGTAGATGCTGATAGCATTCCGGAAAGCGTTGCAGTACCTGCATTTGTGAACGTCAATGACAAGACAAACGAAGGAATGTCATACGTTGGAAAGAATATTTTCACAGTACAGTTCCATCCGGAAGCTTGCCCGGGACCACAGGATTCTGGTTACTTGTTTGACAGATTTATGGATATGATGGGAGGAACAAAATAATGCCAAGAAATAAAGACATAAAGAAAGTATTAGTTATTGGTTCCGGTCCAATCGTAATCGGACAGGCAGCAGAATTTGACTATGCCGGAACACAGGCATGCCGTTCACTGAAGGAAGAAGGACTTGAAGTTGTACTTCTGAATTCGAACCCGGCAACGATCATGACGGACAAAGATATTGCAGACCGCGTTTATATCGAACCACTTACGGTAGAAGTTGTAGAACAGCTGATCCTTAAAGAAAAACCGGACAGCGTACTTCCTACCCTTGGAGGCCAGGCCGGACTGAACCTTGCAATGGAACTGGAAGAAGCAGGATTCCTTAAGGAACATAATGTGAGACTGATCGGTACAACGGCGGAAACCATCAAGAAAGCAGAAGACCGTCTGGAATTTAAAGATACCATGGAAAAGATCGGTGAGCCGGTTGCAGCTTCGCTGGTCGTTGAAAATATAGAAGATGGTGTTGCGTTTGCAGATAAGATCGGATATCCTGTTGTTCTTCGTCCGGCATATACCCTCGGCGGAAGCGGTGGTGGTATCGCACATGATCAGGAACAATTGGAAGAAATCCTTGAGAACGGACTCCGTCTGTCACGTGTAGGACAGGTTCTTGTAGAGCGCTGCATTGCAGGATGGAAAGAAATCGAGTACGAAGTAATGCGAGACAGTGCCGGAAACTGTATTACTGTATGTAATATGGAAAATATTGATCCGGTCGGAGTTCATACCGGTGACAGTATCGTTGTTGCACCTTCCCAGACTCTTGGAGATAAAGAATATCAGATGCTGCGTACTTCGGCACTGAATATCATTACAGAACTGAATATTACTGGTGGATGTAACGTACAATACGCATTACATCCAGACTCTTTTGAATATTGTGTAATTGAGGTAAACCCGCGTGTAAGCCGTTCTTCTGCACTGGCTTCCAAAGCGACAGGATACCCGATCGCAAAAGTTGCTGCAAAGATTGCCCTTGGGTATACACTGGACGAGATCAAGAATGCAGTTACAAAGAAAACTTATGCAAGCTTCGAGCCAATGCTTGACTACTGTGTTGTTAAGATGCCGAGACTTCCGTTCGATAAATTTATCAGTGCAAAGAGAACGTTGACGACACAGATGAAAGCTACCGGAGAAGTTATGAGTATTTGCGATAACTTTGAAGGAGCTCTTATGAAAGCAATCCGTTCTCTAGAGCAGCATGTAGACTGCCTGCTTTCTTATGATTTCTCAGCACTTTCCAAAGAAGAAATTCTGGAAAAACTGGAAATCGTAGATGACCGCAGAATCTGGATGATCGCAGAAGCACTCCGCAAAGGAATCTCTTATGACGAGATTCATGCGATCACAAAGATCGACAAATGGTTCATCGACAAGATTGCGATCCTTGTTGAGATGGAACAGGCTCTGAAGACACAGGAACTCACACCGGAACTTCTGAAAGAAGCAAAACGTATTGAATTCCCGGATAATGTTATTGCACGACTGACCGGAAAAGATGAGAGAGAAATCCACGATATGCGTCATGCAAACGGAATCGTTGCAGCATACAAGATGGTTGATACCTGTGCGGCTGAGTTCGCGGCAGAGACCCCATATTATTATTCTGTATTCGGAAGCCAGAACGAAGTAGAAGAGACTTCCGGCAAAAAGAAAGTTCTAGTACTTGGATCAGGACCGATCCGTATCGGACAGGGTATCGAGTTCGACTTCTGTTCTGTACATTGTACATGGGCATTTGCAAAAGAAGGATACGAGACTATTATCGTAAATAACAACCCGGAAACTGTAAGTACCGATTTCGATATCGCAGATAAGCTGTATTTCGAACCACTTACTCCGGAAGATGTAGAGAGCATTGTAGACCTGGAAAAACCGGACGGAGCAGTTGTTCAGTTTGGTGGACAGACTGCGATCAAATTAACAGAATCCCTGATGAAGATGGGAGTGCCGATTCTTGGAACTTCCGCAGAAGATGTAGATGCTGCAGAGGACAGAGAGCTCTTTGACGAGATCCTTGCACAGTGCAATATTCCACGTCCGAAGGGAGATACAGTATTTACCGCTGAAGAAGCAAAAGAGGTTGCCAACCGTCTCGGATATCCGGTACTGGTTCGTCCTTCTTATGTACTTGGCGGACAGGGAATGCAGATTGCAATCAACGATCATGATATTGATGAATTTATCGGAATCATCAACCGTATTGCACAGGATCACCCGATTCTGGTTGATAAATATCTGGTCGGTAAAGAAATTGAGGTCGATGCAGTATGTGACGGAACAGACATTCTGATCCCTGGTATTATGGAACATATTGAGCGTGCCGGAATCCATTCTGGTGACAGTATTTCTGTATATCCTGCGCAGAGCATTTCTGAAGTGACAAAGCGTAAAATTGAAGAATATACAAAGCGTCTTGCAAAAGCCCTTCACGTAATTGGTATGATCAACATCCAGTTCATCGTATGTGGCGAAGATGTTTATGTCATCGAAGTAAACCCACGTTCAAGTCGTACCGTTCCTTATATCAGTAAGGTAACAGGTATCCCGATCGTTCCGCTTGCTACAAGAGCAATCATCGGACATAAGATCAGAGAAATGGGTTACACACCGGGACTTCAGAAAGAAGCTGATTATATTGCAATCAAGATGCCGGTATTCTCATTTGAGAAGATCCGTGGTGCAGATATCAGCCTTGGACCGGAAATGAAATCTACAGGTGAGTGTCTGGGAATTGCAACTACATTTAACGAGGCACTTTACAAAGCGTTCCTTGGAGCTGGAATCAACCTTCCAAAATATAAGAACATGATCATGACTGTTCGTGATGAGGATAAGGGAGAAGCTGTCGAGATCGGACGCAGATTTGAGGCACTTGGCTACCGCATCTTTGCAACACGCGGTACAGCTGATGCATTAAAAGAAGGTGGCGTAAAAGCAATTCCGGTCAATAAGATTGAGCAGGAATCACCGAACCTGATGGATCTGATCCTTGGACACGAGATCGACCTTGTAATTGATACTCCTCCGCAGGGAGCAGATCATGCACGAGATGGATTTGTAATCCGTCGTAATGCAATCGAGACAGGTGTCAATGTACTGACAGCTATGGATACGGCAAGAGCACTTGTGACAAGTCTGGAAAATACAGATATCCGTCAGCTTACACTGATTGATATTGCGAAAGTTGAATAAGATGTTATGAATACGGACAGGCAGGGATTGGATTCTCTGCCTGTTTGTGTTATGGAAAATGCAGGGACGAGACGGACGCTACAGTGGCAAAAGAATGTGAAGCTGTGTAGAGAATTTCGGATATTGGTCGGAATTGCGGGGAAGGAGTTTTGTAGTGTGAAAACTATTGTATGTGTGGATAATCGGATGGGGATATGCTTTAATGGCAGGAGAGTGAGCCGGGACCGGATAGTGTCAGAGGATATTCTTGAGATGACGAGAGGGAATGTGCTCTGGATGGCGCCGGAGACAGATAAGCTTTTTAAAGAAGTCTTTAAAGCAAAAGAAGAGGTATGCCAGGAAACTGGGACTGGGAAGAAAATACAGGACGCAGGGTACCTGGAGGATGAAAAAATGTGGAAGGTTGACCGGAATTTTCTGGAAAAGGCAGAAGAAGAGGATTTCTGTTTTGTTGAGGGGGAGAATCTGGCTGGATATGAGGGGAAGATTACAGAGATTGTTCTGTATAAATGGAACCGGGATTATCCGGCAGATGTATTTTTTGAGGTAGATTTAAGCAAGTGGAGACTGGAAGAGAGAAAAGATTTTTCCGGTTACTCCCATGAGAAGATTACAAAAGAAATTTACAACAGGCAGGGATTGCTATGAAGAAGAAAATTGGAAAAATGAGAGGTGTGCTGCTTCTGACGTTTGCATTGTTTCTGACAGTGTGTGGCACAGGTGGAGCAGATGCGCAA